GGTTTCTTTGTACTCATTTTTAATAAAAGTATAAAGCTCAATCACTTCTTGAACAGAATACTGTCCTGCTGTGTTGGCAATAATTGTTAAAAAAATACTAACTCTGGTCTCTCCGTCCATTATTTTTCCTCAGTTGGTGCTTTTTTGGTAGTTTTTGGTGTTTCCAAAGCAGCTACTTTAGCTTCCAGTGTAGCAATTCGTTTACGATCTTCCTTAAATGACTCATTGATCTGGTCAATAATCTTCTTTACTTCAGCTTGGGTTAGCATAAGCTCTCCTTATTGTTGTTATTATTACCATTTAACTTTATCGGCCCAATAAGCCGCTGACATCTTGCCTTTCTTGATGTTGCTGGAGTGACGGGCTTTGAAGGACTCTCTACGTTTGCGGTACGACTCAGACTCGCCTTCCTTCTTAGGACTACCAGAGACTCCCTGCTGCCCAAATCTGATCGTCTTTACTTGGTCGCCTTCTTTGGCAACAACCACATGACTCTTTGTAGGGTGGTTAGGGGTGCGTTTGGGCTTGTTATATCCATCAACACCTGCCTTCTCTAGCCTATAATCTTTAGCCATTTTTACGCTCCTTTGCAGCGACCTCACGCTCTTTAAGCAATACTTCAGCCAGTTTAATTCTCTTAGTAAACTCGCTCTCGTCTGTGTTGCCCTGCTGGAGATTCTTGGTCACTGCGTCAATTTCTTTAATTTTAAGCTCTTGCGGCAGCAACTGTGCTTCCATCTGATACTTCTGCGCCCTTGACTGGGACTCAGCAGCCTGAGCTTCCAGCGCACCTGACTGGCTGGCTTTGAACCTCTGGTCTGCCTCAAACGCTATTTGTTGCATCTGCTGCTGTTCTGGGGACGGCTGAGAAGCCTGAGCCAGAGTAGACTTGAGTTCTTCCCTATTAGCCAAGCTCATGTTGTCAATTATGGAAGTAATAAGGATAGGATACAACGGAGAGTCTGGAGACATAGTTTGCAGCAGTTGTACAAGCTGAGTAACTTCATACTCTCTGGCAATGATCCCCAAAGAAGAAGTGGTTATAAACTTATAATCACTAACAGGATAATGCTCAGGATCAAACTGCATGTAACGCCACGCAGCCTTTTCAACAAAAGGAATGATAAACGATTCTTGGAAGTTAATCAGGGTGCGCTTGTGACGCTTAATAATCGCTCCAAGGCTCATGCTGATACCAGCAGCCGTAGCCTCGCCATTGATGCTGCCGGGGATACCAGCAGAGTCAATAGCACCCGTAGCCATCTGTAGCATACGCTGAAGAGAGTCTGCCTGTGCAAAGGTAACCTGGTCAACACCGCCAAGGCGGATAGGCTCCAGAATCTCAGAGGGTCTACCTATGGTCAGAATAGTCTTGCCGGGGCGAACATCAGTAGTCATGCCTCTAGGGATGCGGGTAGAGTCAATACCGATCATTGGATGTACAGTCAATGCCAGAGCATCCTGACGCGCACGGAGTTCAGCATCGAGAGCCTTCTGGCTGTTGTAGGCTTTCTCGCAGATGCCCCTGCCCCAGAACCTGCCGGGAACAATGTCCCACTGGAAAGCAATGACGGGCCTGTCCTGCATCATGTAGGGATTTTCTTCTGCTTTCAGCAAGTCACCACCATTAGCAAGAACAACAATAGCTTCAACGTAGTAAGAGCTTTCGTCCTCAGTATCAGAAAGTTCTACAATCTCTGAATCATCTTCCTGCGCTTTCTTCAACAGATGACGGGGAACAAGACCATAATAAGTGGTTTTTCTTGATTTTGACGTTTCAGGAACAAGCAGTGTTTTATCTTCTTCCAAGTCAAGATCATGGATAGCAGTGCCGATAGGAGTCTTTTTATAGACACCTTTCTCTTGCATCAGCTCTATGCTGTGAGTAGGAACATACTCATCAATGGCACAGCCAATCGCATCCTCAATAGAGGTAGCAGAAGGGTCAATAAGGAAATTCTGTGGAAGGATAGGACGCATCTTAACTGCTGTCCTGTTGATTATGTTTACACCAACAGCGGTGAGCTGGCCTTCCATGATTGGCTGAGTAGCCGGAGACATTTCTTTGATTTCTTCCAGCACCACTTCAGCCATGCCAGTGCCGTATACAGCAGAGACCAACAAAGATTCTGCGATAGCTTTGCGTATCTTTTGTTTCTTGAAGTCTTCATGCAGGTGATGCTTCAGCATCTCAATGTCGGACTTGTCAGTGTCCATGTGGTCGTCAGCAATATCAAACCATGTTCCTCTGCCAAAGGTAGCTTCTTCAATCTCAGCTACGGCAGACTCAACAGCCTGTTGTGTTGCAGGGCTAATGAGCCTAGAGCGTTCAGACTCACGGGTCTTGTCTTCAGCAGACCAAACACCACGCCAGATGCGGTTGTATTCGTCATGCAGGCGTTGATAATTATTTTCATAATGCTCCCGCCATTCATATACTTTGGACATTACCCACTCATCAAGCGTCTGCTCGCGGATAAAGTCTTCTTTATCTTCAATAAAATCTTCCATATCAATAGCCTGTTATAATATCTAAGGGAACGTAGGTAGAATCAACAAAGTCATCTAACCCGTAAGGGACTTTAGCTAACTGATCCGTGTAAGACACAGCATCAACAAGGTCATCATGCACAAGCTCGTTAGGGAACTGGAATAGCTGATCGAGGAATTGTTCATTCCACTCACCTTTGTTAAGGTAAATCCGTCCATGCTCAAAGCGTCCCTGCAATGACCAGATAACACGGTCTACTTTCTTTTTGTTTCCGTGAGTCAGCTCTTGCACATTGAAGTAGGTGTTGTACTTTCGCATCAGGTCGCTGAGAGGAGTCATTACAGCCTGTCTGCTGATGCCCTTCTCCAAGCCTACAGCTACAGGGCTATAGTCACGCACAGCCTGAAATATCTTCTCTGCGGTTACACCCAGCTCCCAGCGTCCCCTAATAATATTATCAATAAACCAATCACCGTTAGGTAACACCTTAACAACAGAGATTGCTGACTGGTCAAGACGAGAGTTCTTGGAAACAGCCTTGTTAATTTCCTGAAAGCCTGCAAGGTCTATGGCAATGTAGTAGTCTCCTTCTGACGGAGGCTCTCCATATTTTATCCATTCTTCTTTGAATATCTCAGAACCTCTGGACTCAAAGGATGCCATGAACTCCTGCCTGAAAGAGTAGGAGGACATTGACCTCTTAGCTGCCTCAATCTCAAGAGGGTCTAGGGTTTCGTTGTCTAGGCTAGTGAAATGAAAACCAGCCCACTCAGGGTCATTGCCTACTTCAGCGTACTTGTACAGGTCGTAGAAATGGTTACGGCCCATCGGAGTTCCTATAAACAAGGCTTCTCCTTTGTGGTCAGCTAGGGCAGGGCGTAGAATCTGCTCCCATACGTCCGGCTTCATGTCGGCATATTCGTCCATAACAAGGTAGTAGAGTTTCGTACCTCGCATGGTCTCTGGCCTGTCAGCACCCCGCAGAGAGATGACAGAGCCATTGATTAATGTTATTTCAAGATTATTAACATGTTCACCTGTTCTGATGCCGTGAGTGAGGTCTAGCAGCTCACGCCACATCAGCTTACGGGCTTGATCCCTTGTTGGAGCAACATAGAACACATCGGTGTTAGGTATCTCCAAGGCTTTAACAATTAACTTGTAGCGAGCATACTGAGTCTTACCAGTACGTCTACCAGCTACAATAACCTGAAACCTGCTAGGATCATTCCACGCCTTTTTCTGCCATTTCAGGAGGCGTATGTTTAAGTCTGTCACGATATGTTGTACTTAGTTCCAGCGTGTCGGACAAGCTCAATAGTAGCTATGGCGGTGAAGGTACTACCTGCAGCAGTAGTAACAGTAATTGATTCCCCTTCATTCATGATCAACAATCCACTAGAGGGGCCACCAAAGATGTCGTAAGAACCTGCTCCGAGGTTTTTAGTTCCTTGGAATATTATTGAAGTACCATTTTCCCATGTAGCGGAGTAAGTAGCTGAAGAACCTCCAGCATTGGCGATGAACAACATCAAAACACGAATATTAAAACCAGTAGGAACTGTAAACAAAGTTGTTGTTGCGCCACCAGTAAGGTTCTTACCTATGGATTGATAATTACCTAAATCTGAAAAACTAAGACTATTTGCCATTCTTATGCCTGTTTAGCTGATAACACCAGCTCTTGAACTTCTTTACACGCAGCAAGCCTACGCTCCATGTGAGGTTTGCCTGGACGAAGTATGTGGTCGCAGAAAGCCTGCGTAGCTTTCTCAGCACTAGGAGCACTAAGAACTTTCAGTACATTCCCGCGACCAACATGGGAGACCCCCTTGAGCCAATACATTAGCAGGATGTCCACGAGCATATCCAATTGTGTCTCTGCGGAGTCATCTGCCCTAATGTAGTCGAGGTAGTCTTGGTATAGACCATATAGGCCTCCAAGGGGGTCAAACTGGAACAAGCCGTAGGCGGGGCTCTTGCGGCCTACCTGCTTTGTTGTGTAATCAAACGTACCGCCTGTCTCTACTGCAATGTTAGCCAACATAGCAACAACAAGGTGTTCAGGCAGATCAACCTCTTTACTGAGGTGTTCATAGACGCTTAGTGCGTTCTTTTTATTTTTAATTTCCATCAGGGTCTATATCTTCAAAGTCACCATCATCAGCATCAATAGTAATACCAGCAGATTCATTAATACCAGTAATATTAATTGTTACCGCTGCCTTGCCACCAGAACCCTTCTCAAACGAAGAAACAGGAACCATTCTGTCCATGAGTAGCTTCCACGCAGCAGCTTGATTCTTATTATCATTATCAAGAGCAGCATCGAAGATGGCTTCAATGACCTTAGTAGACTTAGGAGATGTAAGTATCCTAGCCTTAAACTCAGCCATTGCAGCAGCCTCTCCGGGGGGCCTACCACGCTTAGGCATCTTACCTGGTGTATTAGCCGCTAGAGCCTTCTTAGGGGGCCTCCCTACTTTGTTGCCTGTTTTCTTTGTAGCCATTTAGTTTTCCTTCACCTCTACTCTTAAGCATCTTAGGCGCATTAGGGCTTATTAGCTCTTTAGCTCTAGAGCTACTTAGCTTTAGAGCTATTGAGCGGCTAAACCCCTAGCGCCCTGATGCGTAATAACCCTTATGTTTTACACACAAAGGGATAAAAGGCTAAGGCTTCTATGCTGCTTCGCTCTGGTCGCTGTTGACTTATTTGTCATAAGTGTATATAGTATACCACAAATAAGATTAGAAGTCAATATCTCTAGTGCAAATAAACCTCTAGTGTGACCACAGTCACATCTACCTGTGTGTATAACTGTGCCCTACAGAGTGGGGCGCCTTCCTAGCTCATCTACCCCTATTACGGTCCAGATGCGGATCTAGGACAACTCCCTAGCCTCCGCAGCCCCCGGCGCTATAGTTCCCCTTTATTATCAACTACTTAGGCTAGGGCGTCTAAGGCGCCTATTTTGCCTCTTTTTGTTATTCTATTTTGCCTTTTTATGAGTCTCAGGCGGTACTGTAACATTTCATCAGCACTAGTGGCCCCCCCCGGCCCTTAAGCGCC